GCGGTAGTTAATGTAGTTGTATTATCGTCAACCCCATCTTGTGTTGTATCTCTTTTCATTACACTTAAAGAAAGTTCGGTATATGTTATTGGGGTAATTGGAGTTGTGCTATTAAAATATACACGCCATCTACTAAGTTCTGTGGGGGTTACGGGATAGCTTGTTATAACTCCACTTCCTGATGCAGCATCAACTAAATAGGCATCGTTGCTTTGTTGGGCTACTGACCTATTTAAAATTTTAAAGTCTGCATACTGCTGATCTTTATAAAATGCTATCTCGTAAGCCATTACTTGTGCGGCATTATTATATGTTGCGCCTATCCATCTAACAACATACTTTACTGTATCTGAAAAATAGTATAGGGCTGTCTGTCTTGCGTCGTGAGGAAGTATTGCCAAAACCTTTCCAGATGTTGCTGCTGCTGTTGTGGTTTTGTTTTCAGTTACGGTTGAAGTGTTTCCTAGCGATATATATCCATTTGTTGAAACGCTTATTTTATTGCCAAATACAAAAGTGTATGAAGGTGGTGAATATGTCCATCTAGCATACATAGTTCTGTTTCCCGTGGGTGGACTAAATGACCCGCCTCCCGCAACGGAATAAAAAAATGTTCCAGATGCAGTTTCTCTAAATCCATCAAGAACATAATTTGCTCTTGTTGGGTTCGGTGCAGTTACTGATCCACCTGCGGTAAATGTAGAGGCCGTTCCAGCATCATTTGAAGTTCCGTCATTCATTTTCCAGGTAATTGTATAAGATGGTGGAGTTACTGGACCAACTTCTCCACCAGATTTTTGTACCGAGTCGCTGCCATTATTTGCAGTTACAAATATCCTTAAGTATCTACGAACTGGACTTATGCCAGTATTAGTATAGTCTTCTTGTGTTATTGTGTAGGTACCAGTTGTTGTTGGTGCAGTTAATGTTTGTGTTGAGACGAGAGTTTCGGACACGGCAACATTTGCTGTACCTCTGTATATTTTAACGGTATAAGTTGTTGGAGACTTTGTCCACGAACCAACATCAAAATTTAAAACTCCTCCTGGCGATAAATTGGTTCCAGTTAATGTCGGTGCTGAAATGTTAACTGGTGGGTCGGTTACAGTAATAGTAATTTGAGTTGATGTAGATCTAGACTTATCTCCTTGTGGTGTCCAAAAAAGTGTTGCGGCATAAGTTCCTGCCGTAGTATAAGATTTGGTTACAGAAAATGATGGATTTGCGGTGCCAGGAAAGTTTACCCAACCACCATTTGCAACAGTTCCAGTAGTTGTCCCATCTCCAAAATCTATTTTGTATTGCCTTGGGAATGAGCTGTATCCAGATGGAAATGAATCTGTGGTTCCACTAAAAGTTATCGACTCAGCAACTGTTGGGGATGTTTTAGATGCAGCCAGTGTAATGACTGATTCTGTATTTAAATCAAATTCTCCTCCAGTATCAGCAAGCACATATGGTCCACCGTTATTATTTATAACGCCAGTAAAATATGTTCTTTGTTGACCAGGGGTTTGTGCAGTAATTCTAATTCCTAGTCTGTATCTTACAATTCCTCCACCATAAGTATGCGATGCCGAAGCTAAATATGTTTTATTAATAAATCTTCTTCCATCATTTAAATATGCTGTGCTGCCGCTAAGTGTGCCAGTAACATTGTATTGTGTTGGCCAAGAATTTCCATTTGTAAAAGATGCACCAGTTGCAAAGTTATAATATGTTCCAGAGAATACATCATATAATCTATAGTCAACCCTATAGGTTGTTGATGCAGTAACATTGTCTACATCAAATTTTAAATACCAGAATCCATCTGTAATAAGTCTATTTAAATAATCAGTTGGATCTCTTCCATTATCATCTTCAAACCTTACGTTACGAATAAATGGCAAGACTCCGCTAAATTTTACTGCTGTTACTTCGGTACTAAAATGTGTTGTAAAAGAATTTTTTAAAACAACTTCTGCAATTATATATGTTCCGCTTGGGGGAACAGTTGTTGCCAAAATTGAAATTGCATTTAGGTCTGGTGATGTGCTTGATCCATCTGTCCAGCCAGTTCCAAATTTTTGAAAGTTGTTTATATTGGTAGATGTAAAATAATCTGTTTGAAGTATTGTGCCATTTCTGTAGTTTACTTTATCAGTATGCCTCCACCATCTTACATATGAATTTGCTAGGTCTGGTGAGTTGTACCATTTAGAGGAGGCATAGAACTCCATTTGATAGATGCCATCTCCATACTCTGTAAATACAGTTGATGTAATAGATGGTGTTTTTTTAATAATTTTAATTGGCGGCACTGGACCATTTAAAACTGAGGACAGGGTAGGGTCTTGATTATTAGTAGCTTTTAATTGATAGAATAAGTAATTGCCATCTATTCTATTTCTTGTTGTGTCTGTATTATTAGATAGATTAAATACATCTAATGGGGCTGTTGTTTCTACATCCCCCGCAACTATATCATTTAAATTAACTGACGTTGAAGCAACAAATTTTCTATCTGAGGCTGTGGCTGGTCCATTAAGAAAAAGACCATCGTGGCCATACAAAATTGTATCTATGTACATGTAGCCAGTGGCTACTGTTCCATTATAAGAATTTAATCTAATGTTTATCGGATCGTCTGGGTTCGTTGAGGGTGCAATTTTTGGCCACACTTTTTGCCAACCAGATTCTACTTTTGCCCAGACAGAATTTATTACAGACCAACCACCAGTACTAGTTTTAGCAAATACTTTTTTAGTGGTTGACCATGTAGTGGAACCAGTCTTAGCAAATAAACCCATTCAAATTACCGTTCTACCCATCAATATGTTACCATGATGTCACCAATATGACCAACACTGCTAGGTGGGGCATATGTGCTGGCAGCACTTTTAACATAAATATTTCTTATATAAGCACCAGTTGAACCGTTTGGATAGTAAAGTGGCGCTCCAACTCTTAATCTCATTCTTCCATCAATTGTTATAAATGCGGGGTGGCTGGATGCGGCTGCTCCTTGAGCGTTTGAAGTATTTCCAATATACAAACCACTTGTTCCTGGAATTACTATCGAGTGTCCGCTTGCTGAAAATGATGCTGCTACTGCTGAGCCTCCGTAAAGCTCTAATGTATTTGCAGCTTTTATCATTAAAGATCCAGTTGAATTTATTAAACCATCAGTAAATGACATGGTTATAGTCTGAGTGTTTGCATTGATTATTGAGCCAGATCCACTGTTTCCACCGTCATTATCTTCTATTGCGGATGGCTCTGCAACTGTAATTACTCCGCTAAATGCTATCTCTTTTGTAATATTAAAACTACTTCCAGTAATTGTTGCACCAGTTATATTTCCACCGTTAATTGTTCCAGCAGTTGCGCCAGAGCCATATGCCTGTATAGTATTTGCAGAGATTCTCCAACCACTTGTAACATCTCCATTGGCATCTACAGTTCCAAATCCTCCGCTTGTGGCAGTTACCTTGCCTCTTATGGTTGCACTATTTGCAATTAATGCTCCTGCATGTGTTACGCTAAATGGTGCTGCTGCAATTTGTGCATCAGTGCTTGATCCAGATACTGCGATTGCTCCAGACCAAATTCCATATAATCCGCTTCCAGATATTCCGCTTGTAGATGTTGCTGCTGCTGGTGAAGTTACAACTCTTGCATTGGTTGCCGAAGACTCTAGGGTTACGCTTCCAGAACCAGCAACGCTAGATATTGTATTTGCTCCAACCAACCAATAGTTTGAAGAAGATCCAAGCCTACCTCTCTCGGTAGCAAACGTTACTCCACCTGCAGCCGCGTTTGCAAATATAGATGTTGTTGCTGAAGCTCCTACGCCTGCTGGGTAGGCATAGATTCCTGCTGAATTTAATACGGCTCTTTGTCCAGAATCTACTGCACTGCCAGAATATATTGTTCCAATGACTCCAAGGTTTCCAGTAACTGAAGATGTGCCAGTGATAGTAACGGGAGATACTATGCTTAGTGAACCACCAGTAGATGTTATACCAGTACCAGCTCCACCTGCTCTAAAGTTTCCATTTGAATACCAATAGTTATTGTCGTCTATATAAATTCCGTTAAAGCTGTCCTTTACCCCTTTACCAAATTTCATATTAGTTGCATCAATTGATAAAGCGCCTTTTAGTGTTCCGCTGTCTGCGTTAATTATTCCATTTACTGTTAGGTTCCCTGCCGAAGAAAATATTAGTTTATCCTTTAAAGAAAATTGTCCAGTAGAATCTAAATAAAATCCTGTATTGGCATTTCCATGTGCTGCACCTGTTCCGCTAAATATCACTCCGCCAGTTCCAATTTTAAATGTTTTGCCAACAAATAAATTATCTGCATCCATTTGTGTGGCTGTTATGGATCCAGCCAAAATTACATTTGCACGTACTGCTCCAGCTGCGATATCTCCATTATCAACTTTTGACGGCTTTTCAAATGCTTGAGCCCCAGCTGCTGCTGAACCGTCAACATCTTTAGCAATTATTTTAACGTAGTATATTGTATCGTATACAAGAGGTGTTCCAGAAATTGTTTTTATAATAGCAAATGTGCCAGCTACTTCAAGTACTTTAGTTGCTATGGATGGTGTAAAGTTATTTGTTGTTGAAGCATGCACTTCATATGTAACAATATCTGCATTAACAATAGGAGTCCATCTAACCTCTAAGGCTCCATACAATGGCGTTACAACTGGTGTGGGTGAAGATGTCGGGGCAATACCATCACTTAGTCCGCCAGATGTATTTGTTGTAAAGGCTGCGCTGGAAGCTGATGCTGAGAATGTTCCAGATACGTCTTCCGTAAATACAGTAACTTGATATATTGAAGAAGGACTTAATCCAGAAAAAGATATGTTTGTGCTAAATGAATACTGGGTTTGAATCAGTGTATTTGTTGTGGCTGGGTCTTTTCTTAGCTCTACTTTATATTTTGAAATTGAAAGTGCGGTTGTTGCTGGTGCTGTCCAGGACGCTACTACTCCTACTCCACTGCTTAAGTTTGATAGCGTAACATTTGATGGTGCGCCTGGTGCGGAGGATGCTGTGACTGCGCTGATGTCTGCGCTGTATGCACTGTAGTTAGAAAAAGAATCTCCTCCGCTAACGCCAATATTATATGTAGTGTTTGGCTGTAGACCTTTTATTGTCCATGAATTTGATCCAACTGAAACTGGTGTCAGGTCGTATCCATAAAGAGATTCGGTTGACTTCTTATATCTAACGTACACATCTTTAGTGTCAGCATCAGCTACTGTTATTGTTATTGGTACAGTAGTAGCGGTTGGGGTTCCAGCGCTTACTGAAGGTACCGCTGGCGGTGTGCCGTCTGACGGGTCAGAATTCTTTGGCGATACTGTTGCTACATTAGAATATAATGGTGTACCATCTGGATTCTTTGGATAGCCGCCTATATTGTCATAAACTAACGCCCTCACCCATCTTTGTGCCGTGCTACTTCCAGTAGATATTGTAACTGGGTTGGATGGACCAAAAGAAACTCTGTCAAATCCAGATGAAGAACCAGTTAAAGATTCTTCTATGCTTATATTATTAAATGCTTTTTTTGATGCTTCGTCAAGTTGATCTGTGTACGAAACCTTGTATCCGCCAACTAGTTGTGCTACTGTTATTACTGGTGCAGTGAGAATTGATTCGTATGCAAGAAATGCAAATGGTACTTTTATGCTTTCTCCGTCATATCTATCGGTTGACCAAACAGAACCAGAAAATCCTGGGTTTAACTGTGGTCCAAAATAAGTATTGCTTAGATCTTCTCCGAGCTCATATCTTTGTGTATCACCAGGAACTACTGGGAATTCAAAAGTAAAGCTTATATTTGTTGATGAGGTTAAAGTAATTTTATTACTCTTAATATACTCATTTCCAACTGCTGCTGGGTTCTGTGTAAATGTTACAACAAACTTTGTTCCAGACCAAAACCTTTGTACGTTCGTTGGAGGATTTGGTCCAGTTTGAATAAGTGTTTTTGTTTGTATATCGCTATCTAATGAAGGCACTCCTGTTTTGGTATATGCAACTAGCTTAACATTATATGTAAGTTTTGGTGTTCCTGGAATAAGCAAGAAACTAGATTTAATAAATACTCCAGCAGATTTCCATTCTGTATCTGTTGATAGCTTATACAGTACATCTACATATCCAAATTCTTTTCCGTACTCGTCTCCATCTACATCTACTCCCTGCCAATTTACCCTTAGCTTTCCTTGAAAAACAGTTAGGTCTGTAGGGAGGAACTTAGGTCTCTTTAGAGTGTCTTCTCCTGGGGTTGTAAATGTTTTATATGCTGAATAGTCTGATATCGTTCCGTCTTCGTACACCCATGCAAATTGTAGTGGAAACTCCGTGTCTGGTGATAGATTCGGTATGCTGACAGTCCAGTATTCAGAGTCATATACAGACTCCTCAACTTTTTGATTTATGTCAGCCTTTTTGTCCAGGTCTAACGGAAGCTTTTCTACCACGACAACTGCAACCTATATTCTATATCTACGGATCGTCCAGCAATTTTATTTAAGGCCGATGCCAAAACAGATCTGCTAATTATTCCATAATTTACATCATAAGTATCTTCATCATTAATTCTAAGTCCATCAAAGTAAACAGTAGTATTCTGCCCAGACTCTGGGAATGTTTCTATTCCGATTTGATTAATACGTGATATCTCTGGGAGACCTACTTTATTTGTAAACAAGTTAGTAAGTAATGAGAATGGTATATCATATCCAGCAGTTGAGTTCGGAGTTAAATCAATATAGTAATATTCTGTATCTGAGCTGTAGAATTTAACTCTAATTTTATTTAAATAGTTGTCTGCTTGGTATATTGATAAAGCTATTGTATCATTTACACTGTACCCCGACATGTCTTTTACATTCATAGAGTATTTGTATTCTTTTGATGTGTTCCCAGTTGTTGACCAGTATACAGTTGTTGGCCCAATTCTAGAATACAGTGGGGAAATGCTTGCCGATACTCCAGCATTTGTCCATTCAGTTTGATCGTCAAATGAATTTAAAACTTGATCTGAATAGAATGTCTTGCTAGATTCTCCTAGAGGGTACAGGCCAACCTCTTTAATTAATCCAGTAACACTTGATGGAATCTTTGCACTATATATAACAGTATATGTGTATGCAGATAAAGATTCATTCCATTGAATGTCTATGCTTCCAAACGATACTGGGGCTTTATAGAATTCAAACTGTAGCTTGGTATCAAGCTCAGTTGCAGCATTTGATCCTATTCCAAGGGCAATGTCTTTATTCCTAAAACTTGTATTTCCAGCAATAAAATTTGTAAGAAATCTTTTGCCAAATCTAGTTATGACGTTTTCTGAACGACAGATCTCTTTGCCATCCTCATAAAAAATATAAGTTCCTTTTATCATTTCATCTCCTATAGTTGAGGCACTTTGGCATCAAATCCTTTTATCTTTCCGCCGCTTGAATTTCTAAATTTAATTTTTAATGTGTATATGACCGCTTGGTTTGGGGTTAATTTTTTCTCGTATGTAAATCCTATAATATCGTCCAGGTCTGGTCTTGTCTTGTCTGGATCTCCTGGATCTCCTGGACCATCTGGGACGCCTACAAGTTTTGTATACTCTGGGGTTATTATACTTTCAGATTTAATAAACCTTGGGTCTAAAAGCAATGCGTCTGGTGAGCCCTGCTGTACTACTATCTTAGGGGCTATTCCGACTTCTTGTTCTTTTATCTTTGCCATATTTTTATTATATCATTTCCATGTCTACAGAGACCTACAACTAATGCTAGTTGTCAATCCGTTTTCTGAGTACCCGTGGGTTACTGAATTTACAATAAATTTAGATGTATTGGTATTAGAGTACCCCTGATATGGATAGAATATTGAAATTACATCTCCAGGAGATACTACTGGGTTTCCAAAAATTTCCATGTCTACCACTGAGCCCTTGTTTATAGCACTTCCTTTAATCCAGTTTCCCAGAGCATCAGCATCTTCGTTTGACTGAATCCACTTTGATTCAAATATGAATGGCTCCTTTTTTACATAATCTTTAGTTGTGGTTTCTATTACATTTTCAAGCTGCCCTGAGCTATCAATAGTATTGCCTATTATATAAAAGCTTGCGCTTGTGTTGTCTTGGAGTGGAATTGGAGTAGAGGCGTTGTTTAAAACAAAAGCTTCTCCTTCATAGTTAGTTAAGCTTTGAGCAACAATTGAAGCGTATGCATTATTTCCAGTAGAGAATCTAACTGGCATTGATGGCCTAGAATCAAATTTTAGCTTAACGTGATGTAGCTCTCTTACAGTTGTTCCAAATTCGTCTATTGACGCTGGTGGTATAGATTTATTTTCTAGACCCTGAAAGTTCAAATCTCCAAAAGCCATGCTGATTAGGTCTTTTGAAAACTGGCCCGTGTATCTGTTTGTTCCATATGAGTCAGACTTCCACTCTGACTCTGTTATACTCATTCCGTAAACATAATCAAAATAGCACGTTCCCTTTTTAGCAAAAATTCCAACATTATTAGTTATAGGTATTAAATTATTAGCAAACGTTTTATTGTTTGCTATTGGCCCGTATGTATCTACTGCTGTTATATTGTATCCATTAATCCATATTTTAATTTCAACCTTATTTGAAAATGCTTTAATTTTTACATCTATATTAAATGCTCTTCCACCATAAACTGCATTTAATGTACTTACATTATTCACATATTCATTTGTTAATTTTGTTTTTCTTCCATAGGTAACTCCGTCTTCTGTTACTTGGTATGATTTAAATATATTTATGTTTTTTGAATTTCCATATATGGCATTTGGTGTTGTGTCTAGTTCAATAAAGTAACCAGTTTTACCACCTGTCCCTAGTGCAAAAGCAAGGCCTCCACACTGAAGTGGATTTTCCTGTGCGTCGTCCATAAAGAATGTTGTTCCGAACGCATAATAAGATGCTCCAGTATATGCATTTGAAGATACCGCTGCTGGGGTTATTGAGCTAAATGCTTTTTGCGAGACCGTGTAGGTTGTTGAGTCTTGGGTCTGGGTTATCTTTTTAAATGTCTTTTCTGCTCCTACATTTTTTACTAGTGCCATTATTTTATAACCACCGATCCAGAGTCTACCCAGCCAGTTGAGGTTCTTACATAATGAGTAACTGCTGTGGTGCCAAGTGCTCCTCGGCCAGCCAGTGTTCCGTCTGCGTTTGTTTTAATTCTGTATACGTCCACTGGCTTAAAGAATTCAGATGTTCCGTAGAATGATGGAACCATTGCTCTATATTTATCAACATCTACCTGTGAGGTAGCCCAGAAAAATTTAGGACCAGAGCTATCAATTCTATATTCATACCCTATTGCATCATATTCAATAATTTCAGATTCAATCATTAGATATCCAGAAAATTGATAAAGTGCTGGGACTGAATTCCCGTAAGCGCTTGATACATTTGCTACAACGTTAACTACGTAATATTCTTTTCCGTCTCTCATTGGTGTTTTGGATTGTGGGTAAGGCAGGTCTACAAGCAGGCCTCCTCCACCTAAAAATGTTACTGGTGACTGCCATATTGGAGCTGCGCTGTTTGCCTGGTTTGTTATCTGTGGGACTTGCCATCTAACAATAACTTGGTTGGTTGACGGGATCTCTCTTTTTTGAAACGTTAATATATTTGGTATTCGTGTTACTCCGCTAACAACTGTGTCTTCTGCATAAAAAGAAAAGCTAGAAGATCTAGTAGCATCGTATATATAATTTCTTGTATAGAATTGTAAAATGTTATTGTCATCAAAGAATGCATTCATTTGAGTATCCATGCATATTTGCTGTATTGTATCCCAAACTGTCATCGAGTCATCTGTTGAAAAGTATTTTATGCTTCCAATAGAATTGTCAACTGACGTTGCAGTTGTGGTTGTATTAAAGTTATAGTTTGTCATTCCAACGTTATCTAGTATTGCTTTTATTACGCTTGTTGTTGGGTAAGACTCTAGATATAAATTTGGCATAAGCGTCTCTTGCAAATATTTTGCTCCATCCAGGGCCTGTATAGAAACTTCACCAAATTGACTTCTGCTATATTCATTTATAAAATATGTTCCTTGAGGTACAGTTTTTATTACTCCGTCAACATCTAAAGCAATTGAAATATCTATCTGTGCATTTTTAATTAAATAGTTTTTTTCTGGTATGAGGTGGCCTGGTGAAGCAATAGAATCATCGTATGCCAAATACTCTATTGAAGAGTTGTTATATTTAGCAAGATCAATAGATAGGCTATTTGCTGTTACAGATCCAACTGGTAGAACTCCATCTGCGCCAGAGTTAGAAGATTCTTTTGTTATAGAAAAGTTAGTTACATCATCAGATATATCACGAACAAGCCTTGGAGATATTTCTATTATTGCAGTAACTCTATCTTGCATTCTGTTTGTGGCAGCTACGGCTACCTCTATAACTTTTTTGCTATTTGCTGGAACTAAGGAAGAAGCATTTGTTGTCCAAGATGATCCATAATAAATTATAGATTCTCCATTTGAATTTGGGGCTGCCGAGATTGGGCCAGATGAAGTTAAATCAGAATACTTTAATGTTATTGTACATGCAGATGGAATCTCATGATACTTCTCAAACTTAACAACAACCTTATTTGTTAATACAAATTTTGGATAAGTTATTGTCATTGAGGCATTAGTGTTAATAGCAGATATCCAATACTTATATGTATTGTCTCCGCCTGCAAAATATAGCCTTGGCAATGAATTAGATTTACCTGCATCCTTTGCTCTTTGGTGAAGACCTGGTTCACCAGTTCCAATTGGAAGTTTAGTTGTTGGGTTTATCTGTCCAGATGCTGTGTAAATATAATACTTAGCTCCAGGATATACTGGTCTAAATGGTTGTATAACTGACTCGGCTGGGAACAGTTTCTTATATGGCTTTGTTCCGTTTGAAGTATATTCTCCGCTTGATGTTACTGTTATATCTTTAATCATTGAGTTCATGTTATATTCAATGTAGCATTTTACGCTTGGCTTTAGTGCTCTAGCAGAGTATAGATGGTTTAATAGTGTTGTATCTGAAGTGGCCATTAGACTTCATCCAGTGTTATAGATACGCTCCAGAATGGTTCCAGGCCTCTTTTTAAAACGCTAAAGGACGCACTCTGAAACATTACTTTTACAACTTCTCCAGTGCTTTCTTGATTGGTTCCATCCGTTGCCAGATTAATCTTTATATTAAATGCGCCTCTGCCTTCAGAGCTGTAATAAAAATTCTGTAAGTCCTCTGCTCCCCATTGTCCATCTACTGTTAAATCTGTTGAGTGTGGAAGCATGTCCCAAGAAAGGCTGAATGCTCTTTTATCTGCAATCCAAAATTTTCTTAATGATCCGTTAACCATTCTTGTTTGGGTTTCTATTCTTTGTGGGCTAATGTCAAAAGCAGATCTATTATGTTCTGTGACTTTATGGTAAGTGCCATCTGATTCTATCTGAAGAATTGAGCCTCTAGGCATTAGCATATATCATCACTTCCTATTCGTTACTACTCGACCCATTGTTGCGTTAACGTTTCGCATTCTTTGGTCAAATTTATTCATTACATCGTCAACAGTTACATTTGTTCCATTAAGCTCTATGTTAACATTATATACTGTTTGTGAAGAATTTGCTACTCCGCCAGTTGCCATATTGGCTTTAATTTTAGATCCAGATGGAATATCATATCTTACTGCTAATCCGCCTTGAGCCATTCTATTTATTGTATCAAGATTCTGGTATCCGTATGCAGATGCAGACTTAGCATTAATTACATACTCACCATTTGAAAGCATAGCTGGAATAGAATCTGATGTCGCACTTCCAGCACCAAATACTGGTCCGCCTTTTGCCTGTCTGACTATCTTGCTTCCGTCATTTGGATCGTAAACTCTATATGTTTTATTAAGATATTTAAAATATTGATCTTTTTCTAAGCCTAACTCTTTTGCAATTTTTACCTTAGAATCATCTGTAAGTATACCACCATCTCTAGTTTTATATTTATCGTAATTTGTGTCCACTGGAATAGCAGTTGCTTTTGACCAGCCTCCGTCTTTGCCTTGCCCTCTTACCGCAAGAACGATATCATTTAATGATGATCCTCCCTTAATAGAGTCGGCTGCTTTTAATGATAAATCAGATGCTGCAGTGCCAGCCTTTGCATCAGCAATTCCTGGAACATACGACTCAACCATTCTTCTTCCAACATAGTTTCTAGTTGTTGTTCCAGCAAGAGATTCTCCCTTAGATCCAATCATTGTTCCTTGAAATATATCTTTTACCATTCCAGCTAGCGCTGAGTCTTTGCCAGTCGCATCTTTAGAAAGGTTTTGCCCTAATGCTCCTAGGTTTCCTCTCCATGCTTTAAGCGCTTCATCTCTTTCTTTGCCTTCTGCCATCAAAGAAATATTTGCTTTTTCTTTAAGTATATTTTCATATTCTAGTTGATAAGTTTTAATTTTATCAAGTCTAATCTGAGTCTTTGCTGCTGCTTCTTGAAGCGCTGCAAGTCTCTTTGCTGAGGCTTCCTGCTTTGCAGCAAGACCTTCTTTCTTTTTATTTAAAGCGTCTATATCTTTTGCTTCTTTTTCTCTTATTGCATTTATTGCTAATTCTTTTTGTCTTTGGTCGGCAAGCTGTCTAATCTTAATTTGTGTAAGCGCAGCGCCAGCCATGTCGCCTTTAGCTAAAGCATCTTGATTTTCAATTTGTAGCTGCTGCATATTTGCATTAAAGTCATTAGCCTTTTGCTCATCTTCAATTGCTTTAATCTTTGCATCTGCTTCTTCTTGAATCTTTTTAATCTTTTTGTCTATAGCTTTAATTTCATCTTCTATGTTACCCATAGCCTGATTGTGAGCTTTTTGTTGTGCAGCCAATCCCTTGCCTATTTGCAACTGTAACTTGTTAATTATTGTTTGAGATTTGCCTAGTACTCCAACGCCAGATTTTTCTTGCGCTTCTATTGCAGAGTTTAGTCCCTCTTCAAATTGAGCTATAGCGATTGCTTCTTCTGCCGTTATATGCTTCAGATCAACTCTAACTCCTGACAAAACAATTCGCCATTTAGCAAATGCGCTTGCAGTAGTGTCTGTTGTATTTAAAATTTCTTGTAGGGCTGGGTGTGTCTCCTTGAGACTTTCTATCTGCTCTTTGGTGAGAGTAGTAGTTGACCCTGTCTTAGAATTTATGTCATCTATTGTCATCTTGTAGGCTGTGGCTTCATCTATAACATTACCCATTGCATCTTTTGTTCCAACTAGCGCCTTCATATTTGCATCTATCGCTGAGGTTGTATTAGACAACGCATTACCTAGTGCTTCTCCCTTAAATGAAGACTCTGCTTTATAGCCACCGCCAGAGGCTTGAACAAGCCTTGTCTCTGCCATTTTCTTGTTAAGCTTTTCTACCATAGATGTTGCAGCAGTAGTCTTATCAATAATTTCTCCAAAACCCTTTGAAGATATTGCATTAAAAGCCATGTCTGCATTTTTTGATGCTTTGATTATTGCAAATATTTTATTTGTTGCTTGTTGCGCTGACATTCCTGCGGCAACAAATTGTGCCTTTAGGTTGGTAGCCATTTCATTAACAATCTTTTGTTTTTCTTGAGTTGATGCACTGCCACTTCCAGCATTGCTAAATCCTTCAACAAGTTCTTTTTGACTTGCTTTAGCTTCTTTAATTGCTTTCTTAAGTTCAGCAATAGTTAATGATAAGCCTTGAACTCCAGCGCTATTTAAATTCTCAAATGCAGCTTTGCCTTTTGCGCGAGTTAGCTCAAGCTGTGCGTTGACATCTTTAATTGAATTAGATACGTTGTTGTATTTAATTCCAGCTTCTTCTGCGCCTTTTTTAGTTATTCCGTTTGAAAGAATTTCTTCTTTTCTATCTTGTGCTCTTTCTGCTCTTATTTTTAAGAATAGGGCGACTAGTCCACCGATTGCTATAGAGACTAAACCGACTGGACCCATCAGTGCAGCAATTCCAATTCTAAGTGCGGTAAATGCTGCCATTCCAATGGTCCTTGCTTTTGCAAGAAGTCCGCCAAATGTTCCCATGCCCTTTACCATTGGCCCAATCATTTTTAGCATTGGTGCCATTTGCATAGCCATTCCAGCAAACTGCATTCCTTGTCCAGCAACTCCTGGAACCTGTGAGCCTCCCATCATCATTGCCATACCAGCCATTGATGTTGCCATTACAGAATTTTGATCTACTGGGACAGCAACTCCGTTGGCATCTACCTGGGGCGCTCCTCTTAAAGAAGAGCTTCCTCTTACTGTAGACCTAAGTCCATTATTTTTTACTGATGTTCTAAAATTACCAAATTTACCATATCCAGTTTTGTTTGATCTTACCATTCCGCCTAATGCGTAGTTTGAAACTATTCCGCCATTATTTTTTGGAACAAATAGTTCTGGTCCTTTTTCTCCAACAAGATATGGCTGTCCAGAATTTACTGGTCCGCCCTTTGCTCTTGCTTGAATCATTCCGCCCATATTAAATCCATTGCCATTGTTCTTAAATGCATTATCTGAGAGGCTGGCAGCGTGTCCTCTTTGTCTCATTCTTAATTCTGACTCTGTTTTTAATTTAAGAAGTGCGGCTGGTGATAATGCTTTTGGAGCAGATGTCTTTACTGCAGAGTGAATCCCGTGGAACTCTTCCCAATTAACTAATCTGCCATCCTTTAATCTGTCTATCATTGCTTTGTAGTATTGTCTTTCATCTACACTTAAATTAAATTCAGTTATTGTTTTTTCTAGTTTAGGAAGAACTTCGTCTATCTCATCAATCATTGCCTGATGATAATCTTTTGCTTTCATTCCCTTTGGTATATTTAATGTGGTTTCAGCAAAGAATTTTTTAGCCCCACCCTTTACTCCAAGTAAATTTATACGTGCCTGATCTTTCATAGATGGCATGTCATCTGAATATTCTCTTCTGCCTTGTGCGTTAGATGCCATTTTAAATACACCAGCGGTCCCTACATCGGCTAAAGTAGAGCCATATAGGTTACTTGAACTAAGATCTCTATCTCCTCTTAGATTGGCTGCTACGAGCTGTTTGAAGTATTCTGCCTGTGTGAAAGTTCCAGTTGAATTTGCAAATGCTTCATCAAATGGTGACTCTAAAACAATTAATTTTCTCTTTCCAGTAGCATCTGTTGGATCTATCATTGTTCTAATTTCTTGTCTTGGAGAATTTAATCCATGTGCTTCTCTTGCAATTATTGTTGCTCTTTGTTCCGCCAAAGCTTCAGTCTCGCTCATTGCTGGTTTAACAAATACCATAGATCCATCTGGCTTTTTGTATAGTCCACCGATACCAGAAACTGGGAAGCTTCTTCCAATTGATGGAGAAACTAGCATTCCAAAATCAGTTGGATCCATGTCAGCAAATCTGCCAGACATTACAGAAGAATTAATTTCTTCCATTGTAAGTCTTGCTTTTCTTTGCTCTTCTACTGCTTTAATTCCTCTTGGCATTCCAAGGAAGTGTCCCTTTTTAGACGCTCTGTATGCATCAATTTGTGGTTTAATCCAAGGGAATCTTTCAAGATTTTTTTGATGCTGCGCTGTTCTTCTTACTTGCTGTGCGTCTGCGAAGGCTTTTAGTCTTGCGGCGGCGGCTGGGTCTCCGTAAGCATGCTTACCTTGACTTACAATTCCGCCGATCATTCCACCACTATTTGCAAGCTTTACTCTTCTGCCTCTTATCATAATTGTTGTTGGAACGGATGATTTAGATTTCTTTGGTGTTCTTGATGCATTAAATATCTTCATGTCTCCACCAAGTGCACGAACAAGGGTTTCTGGTATTGGCTTAGATCCATTCCACTTTCCAGTAGTTATCCATTTTTCAATTATTGGAACATGTCTCATGTAATCATCTACATCTACAAACCCTAAAGCTTTTGCTAGCTGCTCCGATCTTGCAAGCGCTTCTTGATTTGTTAGAGGAACTACGTCATTAACTATTTTTCTTCTTTGTAAATCATTTCCGTATCTGTTAAATGGATCGTGTGCAGCCTCACCAAAGTATCCTCTACCAGCGGTAGACCCAAACATTCTTTCTATGTGAGCACGATCAAGGTTATAATGAATTGGTACTCCAGGGAACCTATTCTTTAAAATATTAAATATTGCTTTTCTTGCAACTGGATCTGCTGGGGATTTACCTCTTTTGTAATCTTTCCATTGTTTGTCTGTCATTCCTTTTGGTCTTTTAATCACAAGTTCTGGAAAGTTTGACTCCATAAACTTTCTTTGAGACTCTGTATATGTTAAGCCTTTGCCAGTTTTTACATATTCTTTATGGCTTTCCATAGATGCTCGTATTGCATTTTCTGCAATAGCGACAGCTTTTGCGGGAGTCATTGTTGGATCTTTAGAAAATTTTAATATCGCTGCAGCATCATTTTGAATTAAGTTTGGAACAATATTATCTTGATATTTGTTTTCTCTTAATGCTTTAATGTAAGATGTTGTTCTCTCAAGCTCAGAAACTCCAGCATTTCTTCCAGAGAATATGTCTTGCATCTTTCCATAATTTCTAATTCCATTCTTTACCATTCCGCCAAGGAATCCGCCAGCATTAAATTCAATTCTTGATCCACTATTTGCTCTATCAAGCATTGGCTTATTTGCAGCTGTGAACTCTGGGTCAAAGTATGTTTCTCTTGGTGTTAATATTGCATCTACAACTTTTCCTCCGCCTGCGTATTTGTTCTTTGCCATGTTTACTAGGCTAGGATTTTTACGTGATGCTTCTTGATTAAGTATATAGCTTCCTTCTGGAAGTTTTGCTGGGATCATATCGTAATCTACATTTGCTGGTCCTGGTACAACTGATCCATGCTTTGAAGGATCGTATACCATTCCACCTTCATTTCTTCTAATAATAGGCTTTGTTGTTTCTGTACTGTAGCCTCCGCCAGAAGTTCTAACTCCAAGAGATCTTGCAATCTTATCTACAAGATTCTTTGTTGTTCCTTTGTGGAACATTTCTTTCATGTTAGATTTTCCAGTTATTGGATCTACTGTTGGCTGTGATGTCAGTGGGACTGTTGTAAGATTAATTGTTCTTCCCATGCTTGATGCAACCATTTGGGATGTCTCTGCCATCATTGCTTCTACCTGTTGATTAAGTGCAATAATCTTTGCTCTTGCTTGATCTACAGTTATTTTGCCAGCCTTAAGTTCTGCTACAATTGCTCCACCTTCTGCAGCTGCCATAGATGTTAGCTCTACCATTGGTGGTAGCATTGCTGAATACGATGCGGATAGTTCTGCTGTTACAGTTCCAGTTGCAGCAACTTCTTGCTTAAGTAATGCAAGTTCTTCTTTTGACTGCATTGCAATTGCCGCTGTCATTGAGTGCCACTTTGCGGCTTCGCTTGCTACTATGCCTGTTGAAACGCTGTTTACAGAAGTTACTCCAGGAACTCTTGGAAGATCTCCGTCCATGTACATCTGTGGGTTATTACTAATCTTTCTATTTACTGGACCAGTTCCAGGAACTACTCCAAATATTGTTCCAAGCTGTTCTTGTCCAGATGGAATTGTGTGAGACATATCTCTAGAGTAAGGCTTGCCCAAATAAGGACTGTTTTTGTCAACAACTCTATCAAACCCTGCGCCTGAAGTGACAGCATTACCTGCGATTGTGCTAACGTTTACACTTGAGTGAGTTGCCTGTGTTGCCATTGCTGCTTTTGTTTGCAAAATATCAAATGATCTAGACAGTGCTAGTACTGCATCTTCAAATACCTTTGCTGCCTTTGCATCGCTATAGAATGATTCTCCTACTGCTTTTGCTGCAGCATCTGCTGCAACTAGCTCTGGGGTTAGAAGCTTGAACTGCTCTCCGCCTTTAAAGAATTGCTTTAGGCTAAACATTCCCTTTACTATGTATCCAAAGAAGTTTGCAAGCACACCAGTAAGCATGATAAGTGGTCCAGCAACTGCAGTCAGCCCGCCCACAAATGTTAATATAGATTTAATTGGTCCAGGAAGTTTTCCAACAAACTTAACAACTCCATCAATAACATTTAATATAAAAGTATTTATCTTTAAGAAAGATTCTCCAATAACAGCAAGGTCTGCCTTTACTGATTCTAGAGCTCTGCGGTACTTACCAGATGCAGACTCTGTCATCATCTTTAATTCTCGGTCAGAGATAGCTGCTAATTCTTGTGTGCTGGCTTTCATCAAATCTAAAACCTGCAGCGTCTGGCTTCCTTCTTTTCCAAGGTTTTCAAATAGAGCAGACATTCTAGCAAACTGGAACTTTCCAAATAGCTGCTCAATTGCTTTTGATTTGCTTAGTGGATCAAGACTATCTAAAGATTTCTGTAGTGCAATAATTGTTCCTGTTAGGTCTCCAGCATTAGATGTAACAATTCCAGCTATATCGATTCCAAATCCAGCAAACATTTCTCTTGCAACTTTTGTAGGGTTAATAAGAGATGCCATTGCAGATTTAATTGCGTTAGCTCCTTCTGAAGCATTTACTCCGCCTTCTTTCATTGCTGTCAGGTAAAGAGCTAAATCTTGTACTTCTCCGCCCAATGATTTAATAACTGGACCAGCTTTTGGAATTGCTTCAGTTAGATCTGCAAGGCTTGTTGATGTCTGGTTTTCAACTGCGTTGAGGAAGTTAATTGATTCTGTAAGCTCTTGTGTGTTTTGCTTAAAGGCATTCTGAATAGCTAAAGTTGCTTTCATTGCATCTTGTCTATCTACTTCACCAAGTACCGCAAGTCTTGTTGTTTCTTGTGTTGCTTTCATTAAATCTGTGCCTTGTTTACCAGTGGCAGCAAGATCTGCAGCGAGTGCAATTGTGTCTTTAAATGAAACTCCATATGCCGATGCCATTTCTTTGGCAATACCAGTTACATCTCTTCTAACCTTTTCAAGCTCAGCAGTAGTCGATGCAGTTAGTCCGCCATAAACCTTTTGTAGTCTAATAAGCTCAGCGTCTGCCTCTCTGAACGCTTTTGATGCTGCTGCGCCAAAGGCAGCAATTGGTACAGTAAGTCCAACGGTAAGCTGTCTACCAGCCCACTGTGTATTCTTACCCCAGTTAATTAATTGGTTAGATCCATCTTGCATTACCTTGTTCATGATTGCTTGCTCTTGTCTTAAGAGCTGAAGCTTGTTTTTGTTTTCGTCCAGACCTCGTGCAACCATTACGTTGTATTGCATCAAGCCCTGAGCATTTTTACCAAGTGGTTGTACTACAGCATTTTGCAGCATTACTTGCTGCTTTGCTAATTCTTTTACTATATTGGTTGTGCCCTTTGCATGGCTTTGCCATGTATTAAAATATTTTCCAAGCTTCATTCTTCCTGCGTCTAAGTTTTTACCAAACTTATCTACATCAGATGATAATGTAACAAAGTGGGAAGAAAACTGGCCCGTTGATCGCATAGTATCTACGAAGGACCTGTTCATCTGTCCTATTTGACCCTGAAGCTTTTGGTTTAATCCAACAGTAGTCGTTTGAAGTTTTATGAGTTGGGCTGTAACGGCCTGTAACTGCGCTGTAAGGCTACTAAAATTCGCCGTCGCAGTTATGTTGGTATTAATATTTTGATCGACCAACTACTTTTACTCCTTGGAGTACCCCAGTCCTGCTCCGACTCCGAATCCAGCTTCTGCTGCAAACGAACCTTGTAGTCCAATAACGTCATCTGCTGACGCATTTACTCCAAGTGCTCTTCTTCGAACATCTTCAAAGGTGGTACTATTTTCATTTTCTTCTTGACCCAAATCAACTCCTTGAATTGAAGCTAAGAATTTTCTTTTTTCTGACTCTGACTTCTGCATTGATTTAAAAGTTTGAATCAGTTCTGGCATTGAAAGACTGTTTTCTAGTTCTTCGTAATTCTTCCAGTTTCCTAAAAGAAAAACTTCACCCAATAAAGCGGCTAGATCTAGTTCTGACCAGCCAGAACCGCTGCCGCTAGAAGGTTTGGGTCGTCCATCTTAATCCCACCGCAAACTTCAAGAATGCGATTGATTGTAGGAACGTCTAGTGCGTCTTCTAGTAAGTCTCTATCCTTTACCAATTCTGGTAGTTGTTTAGATAGTGCAACTGCACACGCATCAATTAATACTGTTAACGTATCATTTTCTGTTGTTGCTTCTGCTGTCTTATTTATGGCTTCCATAAACGCTCTTAGGTCTTTAATTGTTAAAGGCTTAAGCGTAACTTTGTCTCCATTTTGTAATGTAATTTCTTCTACATCATATACTGTTGTTGCCAATTTAATCCTCCTAGGATCTACTTATAATTATTGTATCATATAGAAAATATAAGGGCAATAGGAAACCCCCCAATTTCTTGGGGGGGTCCTATTAATTAATTTAATTAATTATGCTGAAAGAACGCGGTCTACGATGAAACCGTATTCTTCACCTGCGTGAGTTAACTCACCAGATGGTAGCAAACGGAATGTTACTGGGAATGTTGATGCTGCGTTACGAGCCAAAGAGAACTGTGACTGTTGTACAGAAAGAACACGACGTGCATAGTATACACGCTCAGTTGCAGATTCTGCTGTTGAAGTTGGTGCTTGACCAACTGCAATAAGCTGACGCTCTGTTGGCGCTTCACCAAGAGCTCCACCTGCAAGACCTAGCTTTTTGCCAGATTCTGTAAGTGTTGTTGAGCGCTGACCGAATACTGCAAGAACGTTCTCAAGAGTACCTTCTGCCATTTCTGTTGCGATCATAACTTCCATAGACTCCTTGAAAAGCTTTGCTGTGTCAAGAAGCTGATCTACTGTTACTGAACCGTATGATGGGTTGTATGTAACCTGAAGACCATTGTTTGTGTAACCTACGTTACGGTAAAATGCACCCTTTGTATCAAGAGCTGGTGATACTGCACCTGTTGCTGCTGTCGTGGTGTCTACTTTGTTCAAAGAATCTGTGTAAGACTCTCCAGTTTTAAATGCTGGAACTGTCTTATTCTTGTTTGCTGCGAAATCATTCTTAACTCCTGCTGGTGCAGAAGCTACGTAGTCTCCGCTAGTGATGTCTGTTACTGAAAGAAACAGTGGAGACGCACCAACGAGAATATTTCTAGCATTACCTGTGTTTTGTGCCATGTTGTAAAACCTCCTGTTAAATAAATATATATATATTGACTTACTTTAAAACTTTAAATCAAGCTGGCTAGGCTCTTTTCCTCTAAGACTAATTTTAGAGTATAATGCACCCAAAAGCAACCTAGTTAAATCTTCCATCTCCGTCTGTCGTTCTTGCATATTTAACCTCAAGGATCACATCTGCAGACAAAAATCCCTGTAGCTCTTGGGATGGCTCAGTGGGTGATATTTCGGCAACCATTGTGTTAAAGAACTTAATCTTTGGAGTTGATTTTGAGGCATTTAGATCTTTGGCTGAGTCGTCCATTCTTCTAAATACGTCTAGCATTAAATTTCTAATCTGATTGATCTCTGAAAAATCAGTGGCATATATAGTAAATAGAATCTTTTCGCAGCATATCATCCAGTTCTCTTCATAGGATAGGCCTATCTTGTCATAGACTATATGCTTCTTCCCGCTTAAAAATTGATTTAACTCGGGCTGTTGCTGGACTGGGATAATTGGGATAATCTCTTTGCCTATATTATCACTATAGTAATCTGAGTCATTGAATATTTTATTCAATATAAGCTCTTGCCATAGGTGCTTTCTTATCTCATACATTGCGTCTATATTATAATCTATCATAGTGCCCCTCCAAATGCTTTTGCCAATGACATATCTGCCTCTGCTCTTATTGCGTTAGGGCTAAATGAATATTGGATTTTCTTTATTGATCCTGGGACTGCTAGCGCTTTTGTCATTCCCGCATTAAATAGGTTTTGAAATCCAGAATTTTTGATTGCTATATTCACTAGGTTGCCTGAAAAGAATTGTGAGTAGGCCAATTTAAATTGATTGCTTGATGCTTTTCCGCCTGGGCTTTTTACTGTTACGGATGAGCCCTTTGGCATAAAGACTGTTATTCCGTCTAATTCAAATACAAGTCTTTCTGCAGACTTTGGTCTTATTGTAACTGGTAGCCCAGCTTCCATTACATCCGCCTTATTTGCAAATATGTATTTCTTCTTTTGCTTTTTGTTTCTTGATGGAACAGCTGATCTTGAAAGAATAAAGTTTGAGTCTATTTTAAATGATAGTCCAGATGAATCTATTTGTTTTAATAGAAATAGTCTACTTGTAGGCTGTCCAGCTTTATTCCACTCGTATACATGGTGTAATGAGTTTGGCTTTACTCTTGCCTTTGCATCTATATACTGACCGAACTCTTTATTAATGCTATCAAATATTGTTCTTTTAAATAGTTTTTTAAATGCTGCATCTGAATCTAATTTGGCAAGCACATTGGCTTGATGATATAGGAATGCAGATATCTGTGCTACATTGCTATCTTTTACTGGACCCACTGGGGCTCCAGCCATTAATCTTTCTAGTCCGCTTGCGGCTCGAAGAAGTGCGACATTAGATTCCAATTTGCTGATTCTCCGATCTTTTAACAATAGAGTTATATGCAAGGATATTACCAAATGGATCTGTTATCGGAGTTGAGCTAATTACTTCAAATACTGTCGGGGTTTCTGATGGAAAGTCTAATTCTTTCCAAACTATGTTACCCTTAATGTCTCTAATGTTTGTTATCTTGTCTCTATAAGTAATCTGATCAACGCTTCTTATTTCAAGCATTTGCTCGTTAGAATATTTTGTGTTAAGGGTTTGTCTGTCACCGCCACGACCTGTGCCTGAGTTGGATATTATTCCTTTTGCAGAGCACTGCATTGTTTTAGAATAGGCCCAGTCTTTTTTGATAGCGCCAGTGTTTGCATCTTGTGTATCTGATTGAAGATATATGTCAAGCTGAAGTGGCATTAGGGAAGTTGCCAGGCTCATTTAAAATACAACCATACCGTTTGTTATATATGGTGCAAGGAGCTGATCTGCATACAGATTCCCTGTGCCTCTATGTGCATCTTCCATAAACTCAAACTTCCAGTCAAATGTGCTTATGTTCTTTACGTATTTATCTTTCCAAGCACGGTCTTGCTCAAAGTATTGTTTCATTAGAATCTTAGACGCTTCTCTAACATTGTCTGGCACGTAGTACCAACCAAATACTCCTTCAACCTTATACCTGAAGTCTTTTTTAAATGTCCCAGAATATCCTCTGCTGTTAATTGATGGAGGTATCATTCCATTTGCTGAATAAACTAAATCGTCTTGCATGTCCTGCAAATTTACTCTTATTCCATAATTTGATTCAGAGACTATTGGTGTATAAAACCAGTTGTTTGTATTTACTCCAACTTCAAATACTTGAACATCTTCTTCGTGTAATCTTGTAATCTCTTCTATTCTTATTGGCAAAGGAAGTATATCTGACCCATATCCTTGGGCAACCTGTGTTCCATTGTATGAATAAAAAACTTGGTTTGTATAAGCCTCAATTAATTTTCTAGCATATTTCTCTGCTAGCTGAAGCTCGCCATAAGTTTTGTAGTTTGGGTCAGATGGGTCTGTTCCAAAATTTAAATCATCTATGACATCAGATATATCTACGTATGGAGTTACTATATCTACAACTTGAGTATTTCTACCCTCTATTCCGCCTACCTGATACGTCCAAGTTATTCTAAGTTTTTTAGGCTGTAGGGCGAGGCTGTACGGTATCGTAATCTGATACGTACCAATGTCCGACTCTAGTTTTGTGGCAGTATAAGTTGCAAGTGTAGGATAAACGGTTCCATCAGTAGTTACTTGTCTTACTGTTGCTACAACTGGTCCGTCTGCATCCGTTATTTCTCCACCCCAGTATATTTTTGTTTTTACTGTAGATGTTTGAGATTTATATATTTCTGCCATTAACTTATGTTAACGTTTAGTGATAAAAGTCTTGGACTTCCTTTGGTGTCGCTAAACGAAAACCCTCCTCTGTATCAAAAATTTTTTGAGCGTCTTCTTCTGGCATTGCAACGAACGGATGTTCTTTCGTAAATGTATGACCATGAATATCGTATCGATAATTCTCTCTTGTCATTCTTACCAAAATAGAGTCTGCGTCTACTTTCTTTGGATCTAGTCTAGGAATTATTTCAATCTCTTCTAGATTATCTTCAATTTCTTGCTTTGTCTTTTGATAGACTGACCAAGAAACTCCTTCTTCGGATAGGGCTGCAATAATGTCTTTTTTGTTCTTTAAGCCTTCTGTGTCAACCGCAAAATCTTCTGCAATTACTTTTAATTCGGCTACCTTTAATGTGTCAAACGACATACTTATATTCTCCTTTTTCTAGGTCCTTTAATTATAGCATTGTTAAATTAAAATGAAAAGCCCCCAAAATTAATTGGGGGCATTTCGGTAGTTTAATTCTTAATTAATTAAGAAGCAACCTTAACGTTCTTTACGACTACCCAAGCATCTGCTTGCTCGATCTGGACGCCAACACGAGTATACATTGTGTACTCGACTGAGTCCTTACGTGGCCAGAAGAAGCGGTAAACAGTAACATCACGCTTGATACCAATAACAACGTTATTTGGGAATGTCAAGTGGATATCTCCGTGTGAACCTGATGGGCTAGCATATGTACCAGCCTGTGTCTCGCTAAGAAGTGGAACTTCAACGATTGGAATACCAAATGCGTATGGAGCTACATATCCTGCTGGACCTCCAACAACTGGAACATCACCACGGATGATGCCTGAAGCAATATCCTGTGGGTTTGCAAAGTTTGTTGAATTAGATGTTGAGTATAGGTAATCCTGGATCAAGTTTGATCCTGCAAGGAAGCGAAGGTCTGTACGACGCTGCTTGTACTTACGTGGAAGTGCCTTAAGTGCAGAGTTGAATACAGCACGTGAAACGGCTGCTCCAGCTGCATCTACTACGCGACCTGAAGTCTTTGCCTTCTTTACAACGCCATTAAATGACTTGTATAGGGCATCGTCTGTTAGTGAAGTGTCTCCGTTTAGGATCAAATCTTCAATATCGTTACCTGCTTGTGTTGCCATCATTCTGGCAATATGATCTTCGACGTCTGCGCCTTCAATATTGTCTTCAAGAGACTCTGTTGAAAGTTCCCAGTCCATGCGAAGCTTCTTTGTTGTCAAAGAAATTTTTGAGAATGTTACAGGTGAGTTAACTCCTGTGTTGTCTGCTTCAGTTGCAAGCTTTACAAGCTTCTCGCCGATAGACATACGGTCAATCTCTGTTGTATCTGCTTTCATTCGGACAGTACGTGCAACCTTACCAATTACGGTAGCGTCGAACATATAGTCTAGAAATCGCGCTGATTGTTCTGGGTTTAGAAGTCCACCGTTGCCGTTTTCAGACGCTGTGTGTACTCCAGTTCCACCAGTTGCGGATGCATAGCTACCAGTTACGTTTGTACCTGCTGCTACTGCTTTTTCTAATAGTTCATTACTCATTTTTATTTCACCTACCCTTTAGTTTGAAAAGATTTCATTTACGGAACCGAGGAAAGAACCGTTCCATGTTGATTTTTTTGTTACAACCTCTGAACGGCCAAGATCAGAAGACTTCTTAATAGCTGTGTCGCCTTCAACGGCATCTACACGCTTTTGAACACCATCAATGGTGCCTTTGATTTCTAGCACTGCTGTGCTTAATGCATTGTGCTTTTCTGCCAACTCTGCAATTTGGCCATTTACGCTCTTGCTGAATGACTCAACTGTTTCTTTAATTTCTGAAACTTGAGCCGCATTTGCGTCTGTAGCCTTTGCGAGTGTCTCCGAGAAAAATCCCTTAAGATCGCCTAACATTTTTGCAAAGTCAGGATCAGCTGTTTTTTCAACTGTTTCTTCAACGGAGTCGGCAGGAGTTGTGTCTTCGGTTGTTTCTGCAATAGCCTCAACTGCTGCTACTTCTTCTACAACCTCGACAGACTTTTCAATAATTGTTTCTGCTTCTACAGCTTCTACAACTACATCATTTTGTACGTCTGACATCTCATTACCTCCTTCTACGTTTGCCTGTTTTGCAATTGTTTGTGTTTCAGGCAACGCTAATCTTGTCTTCTTAAATGAAGCAAGAATCTTATCTATTTCTTTTGACTTGTTCATGTCTGAACTTTCTACCCAGCCAATAATCTTTGCTGGCTTACCTGTGATTGGCGAATCAAAAGTTTTTTCTGTTGACATAAAAACAGAATCGCTTTCTTCACAATAAAAAATATTTTCTGTAACAACATCTGCTGCCATTCCCTTGAATACAAGTTGGCCATTCATCTTTTCAATTGAGAGAATATTGCAAAGTTGATTTGCTGGTGAGTCTACAATTGATAGCTCTACTAGATCATAAGCCTTGATAAATCTAACCTGTGTTCCGTCCGCCTTATTAACTTCATTGTCAGACTCTGTTATTTTTCCGCCGATTGAAAAACCAGAAAGAGTGCCATCAAGAACTTTTTCCCAAGTATCTTGTGCACCCTTTGAAATATATGAAGTTACATAAACTCCATTGTAAAATTCTTTTGTTGTCTGGTCGTAGTATGTCTCTGGCTTAAATGAAACAACCTTGCCGACGGCTAGTGGCTGATGCATCTCACGAAGGTTTCCTCTGAAACTTTCAAATGCTTTCATGCTTGCTTCAGCAGTAACAACGTCGCCTGTTTGATCAACATTATCTAATGTTGCAAAACCAGAGACGGTTCTATTTTCACGGTTGACTTTAGTAAATGGTACTGACAAGTGCAAGTTGTCGCCATTACTTGACCATAGGCCTTTTTCAATGTTCATATGCTTAATTTTATAGGTTTATCTACTCTAACGCAAATAGTAGTCGATTAAACTTACTTGACTTTTGGACCATCTCCCTTTGGGTTTCTGGCCTCTCCGCTTTTGTCTGGGGCATTAGCCGATCTTTGCTGATCTCGCTTTTTATTTCCAGTAGACTTTGCCTTTTGGTCAGCTACTTGCTGGGGTTTTAAATCCACCATTTCGTCTCCACCGTCTACGGTTGTCATGTTCTTTCTAATGCGAACTTCGTTAGGGGTAATTACCTGCATTCTTAAATAAATTTCGTCAATGCGGCTTTGTGTCTCTTCGTCAGTAAGGCTAAGTTCATTAAACTTTAATTGTACGACATCTGTCTTTTCTGCAATTAAATAGTTTAGCTTCTTTTCAAGCCTATCTTGTGATGGGCGACATACCTGCTCTTTAAATGTTTTATCTGCATCTCTGGCTGCTGCTAAGTTAATTCCTTCTGGGATACCTATCTTGCTAATTGGGACACGGTGAGCCAGCAAGATTTCATCTCTATTAGATTTACGATAGATATTAAATGAAGACTCTTGTTCGCCTGCTTCAATTGGCTCCATCTTAAATTCGGTTTTTGAGTCTGGAGTATCTGCTGGCAATGGGATATATAGGGATCTATGGTTCTTTCCTTTTAGTCCAACTTGGAAGAACTCTAGTAGTTTTCTTTCTGACTCTGGGGAAAGCTTTGCTCCTTTTACTGTAATAATATATCTTGGGACCGCCTTATTTTCAAAGTAGTCTAGGTTATATCTTCCTGCAAATTCATTTCCAGCCAACGCTTGTTGCGCTGCAATAATATCTGGAACTCCATAGTAGTTATTCATTGGAGTATACTTTTTTAAATGTATAATTTCATTTGGTCTATCTTCTTGACCAGCAATTGGGCTAGGTGTTTCTAGGTCCCCAAAGTTGCGGAAGAATACGGCCTTACCATAAAGCAATTGAATGAAGCCGTCACGGAATCTACGCACACGCATTGTTTTAGCGGGTATGTGGCCTATGTAGCCGATATCTCCAGTGACTGTACGTCCTATCTCTATGTAACCGTTTCCTGTTGCCTCAAGGTCTGTGTAGGCCTTTATGAGGGTCTCTGTAAAAGACTCTTCTTCATTACAATCGTCAAGCCATTTATCTAGCTGTGTTTTAATTCTATCAATCTTTGAACGTGCTCTGTCTAGCTGCTTATCGTCTGTTATTGCATCCATTGCATCTTTTGCCTTAGATGTTTCTGTAAACATATACCCTAGACCAACAATATTTGAAACCTTTGCATTAATTGCGGCATAGTTATATGTTGAAACTTCATAAATTTTTGAAAGATATTCTAGGTTATATGTTGGCTCTACAAGATCAAATAATGCATATCCGCTAATAGCTTGCTGTAGTAGGTTTTGCTGTGTGGCAACTCCGCTTGTTCCAACAAATGCTTTTGAAAAATCACGATTAATTTTACGCTTAAAGTTTGTTCCAAGGCCTCTTAGCTTTTTAATTTCTTCTAGACCAATCTTAAATGGGTCATCTTGTGGTCCGTCTAACTTTTGAAAATGGAACCAGTCTGAAGTATTTGATATATCAATTGTGGATACTGTATCAATTTCGTCTTCTATAGATTCTAGCCTTTTCATTTGACCTTACCATTTCTTAACATTGAGTCTTTATAAACACCAATATCCATAGGGTCTGGTGTTAGGCCCCACTTTAGTCTTTCGTTTTGATATTCAAATTCTTCGTCATCGATTTTTCTTCTGCCAGAAAGGAATTTAGGTTGGCCCTCATAAATACCGTATGAGCGAACCTCTCTAGCCAAAGCGTCCATTTTAGATCTGTTTCCTTTTTTGGATGTGACTGATAGGAAGTTGCCATCATCGTCTCCAATCCATCTGCCATCGGGCATTTCCCACACGTATATGCCAAGTGTGGTTTCTTCTAGAATCTGTGATTTTTGGTTTAAGATATTCATAGACCTTAATTGTACCATTATTTGATATTAAAGTCTAGGTTTTGTCCAAGGCCTTGACAAGATTATACGGTTTTGACCACAACAAAGTCATAATTATATATAGGGGTGCCAATTTCTGTCACGGTCATTGACTCATTTGATATGTTTTCATAATATGAGCCAATATGCATTGCATAATGAACAGGTGGGCTTATTGTTACAGATGATGGATACAAAGAAATGCCTTCATATTTAGAGGCTATACCTTGATTATTAAACACAATGTCCTCTGTCCCGCCAGCCGTAAATACCGCAACAATGTGAGAAGGCTGATTTTTTGTCAAATACGTCCATATATTACTTGACCATGAAACTAGCGACCCATTGATATATAGGCTATCAAAACCAGACTTTGATATGACTCCCGCCTGATTCCAGGATATCTGGCTGGACCCTCTAGACATTAAAGATGAAGCGTTTATATTTTCAGGGGTGTACACCATTTCAACTGTTTTTGTTTCTTCTGTATCTGACACAGTAAATGATCCTGACCCACCAGTTCGAATTCCAGATGCCCTATTTCTTTTTATAGCTGGAACGGACTTAGATCCTATTGAAATATTAGAAGATGAAGATAGCGTGGCTGGTGAATTAGATGCCGTGACGCTAAGTTCTGAGTACAGTGTTATTGATAAATTTTCTAAAGAAGGAGTGTATTTAGATAAGTCTGTCGTTGAATAAACAACCTTTAGATATATTATTCCAGAATCAGCCAAAGAGTTATACTGATATTGTGGTATAGGAAATCCATTTTCGCATTGTACGTATGAGTTAGATTCACCAGTTGAGCTAGTATAGATGGATACCCCGTTGTCAGAAGACCATTCAATTTTTGATGAAACAAAGTCTAGCATCATGGGTATTGATATTACGTCTATAACTTCTGTTGTTTTAGACACTGCTTCTTCTGTTTTAAAAAGAGAAATTTCTTTTGTCAATGTGTTGTAATATAGATCGTCATTTTGTAAGAGCTGCATGTCTCTATTAAATCCGTATTGGTATACTAAGCTTAATAAAGATGTACCGTCTGTATTTGAAAAAGCTCTTCCATTTTCTGGATCTGCAATAGAAACATAATTTGGCAATGCTGCCATTTGATAGTGAGTTAATATTGAATAGTTTGATAGCTGATATCTATAAATAGCTGGGGCATCTACTATCATATATGAAGATGCGCCGCCAGAGACTGTTCCTATTTGTGGAGCAAATGTAGAATTTGTAAAAAGAAAATCTGTTACATCGATTGTTTCTATCAGATCTCCATCTAGATACAAGCTCATTAGGTTGTTTGAGTAGGTTCCCACAACATGCATAGACTTGTATTTATCTTTAACAAGATGATATATTTTTTTATTTGTTCCTATTGAAAATACTATAGCGTCGTTTGCCCAATAAAATCCTATATCATTTGATTGGTCTGCAAATATTGTTGCAGAAGTAACTTCATTAAATTGAACCCAGCATTCTATTGTAAATGAAACATCAGAACTATATTTATCGGCAAGTGCGCCTTGGATGTAATTGCCGTATGGACTTTTTAAATTTAAAAAAGTTATTTTGTTTGTTCCGCTTATTTTTGTTCCAAGAATCCCGCCAGGAACAAGGGGTAAAAATTTATTATCTGGGGTAAAGTTATAGGAAGCATGGTTTTGCGATCCAGAATAATCATAAGCAGTTGCACCAGAAGATTCATCAAGAGGCCAAAAGCCAATTGGATTATCTTTTAATACGACTTGTTTATATAGCATATCTTCATTTTACCACTTTTTATTGCTTTAGTGCATCCAGAATCCTGGGCACATATATTTGACCCCAGACTTTAGTTCTTTTGACTCATGAAGATATGGCTCAGATGATGGGAATATAACTATGCTCCCCGCCTCTGGCTTTATCATTACGTTTTGATTTGCAAAGGCTAGCTCTCCGCCTGTGTAGTCATCATTTAAATAAGCTACAATTGAAAACCTAAGCTTAAAATTGCCATCATATTGGTCTGCATGCTTGCCAAGGCTTTCTCCGACATAGTATTTCTTTATACCAAATTCTGGGTCTAGCTTTACATCTCCTTCAAGATCGTTATATATCTTGTACTGTGTGCATATGTAATGCATGTTAGACCTTATGCTGTTAATGATATAAAGCTCTTTTGCGTTTGGAGCTAATTCTTTTTCTTTAAAATTAGAGCTTATTAGCTTTTCTTCCCCGTAGATATCTGTAGGGGAATTGCTTGCTCTCCAAGGTGCCCATTTTGAAATTATTTTTGTGTTGCCGTCTTCTTCTCCATCTTGCTTTTCAATAAAATCTATAAGCCTAGCTGGTTCGGAAATAGCATTTTTAAAATAAAAAATGTTCTTTGATAGCTCTTGTGCTTCATACATTGCCATTACTTACCCCTATTCAATCGTTCTTTTTGATATGGAGGCGGCTCTTCCATTATCCCTTTAGACTTATTTTCTTGCCATACCTTTTGATCGTCGGCTTGTCTAATTCTAGCTTCAGTTATTTCTTCTTCCCACTTTGCTTTGGTTTCTTCTGAATACTCTGCTTCGGCGTTATCCCAGAAAGATCCAATTGTATATCTAATTCCTTTTGTTATTATCTGGACTTCGTGTATATTATGATGACCACCTGAAAATGCAGCAAGCATTCCAGCTTTTGGCCTTATTGAAATATCATGGTCACGGAAGTTTAGTTCTCCGCCTTCAAAATCTCCATTAAGATAAAGGAATGCTGCCCATTTACTTCTTTCAAATGCATTATACTCTGGATCGTCAAGTGGGCTATTGTCTGAATGGTATCCAGCAAATGCTCCTTCTGTCCATTTTTGTGCATGGTAACTAACTAGCTTAACTGAGTCTCCTCTAGTTATTTCCATTGCCTCTTGAATCTTTTTTTCCAGCGTATCAAAAAAGTCTCTTGGAAGACCAAAATTAACAACGTCTTCATCGTTTGGTAGATTAGACGCATATGACTCATAAAAAGAAATACCCTGCCATGGCAGTGTGCCTTTTTCTACAGAGTGCGCCCAGTATTTTATTACTGCTTCACATTCCTCTTCAGTAAGGAAGTCTTCAAATAAATAAATATCTTCTTTTAGCTCTTTCTTATTTTCTAAATTAAATGTCATTTAATTCTCACCGCACTCTCTATTTCTTTTTCAGTAATTTCTTGATAAAAGCCAATTTCTCTATTAGCTTTCCATTTTTCTTGTTCCATCTGTTGCCATAAATCTTTGCCATAAAGCGATTGATTTTTTATCCACTCTTCTGTTCCTTCATTAAATCTTAGCATATTGTTTCTAATAAAGTACTTTGGAGAACCTTTAATATTTCTAACCCCATGTCTATATAACTCTTCATCTTCTGTAAGGAATCCTGGATCCCCCGCTGGGAAAACAATTATATCTCCTGCTTCTGGCTTATAGTAGAATAGCTTTTCGTTTATATAAAAATCAATTCCCCCGCCTTCGTAATCATCATTAAGATACATTGTTACTGATACTGAAAAATTATATCCTCTAGCATCTCTTTTTTCAATTTGATAATCTGTGTGATATTGCATTGCTAAATTGTCTGCAACATCTTTATCTGGATTATACCTACATATAGACGGGCCCATCTTAATCCATTTGCTTTTTTCTTCACCATCTACTTCATCTAAAAATAAATCAAAGCTATATTCTACATTGTGTTTTTTAAAGTAATCGTTTACCACTTCATAAAAAACTTTATTTACGTCTTGGATCTGCTCTTCTTCTTTTGCTACTCTATCTGTTTTTTCAAGATTAAGATTAAATGTGTCTATCTCTGTTCCAAATGTATACCAGTCTTCCCACTCGCTCATAATAGAACCTTCTGGGTTTATCTCTGACTGTTTTATTGCATCTAAAAGGCCATCTAAATCTTTAAACATGTTTTTATAAACAAAGATTTTAGGATAGATTTCTACATGCTCTATTGACATTATGGCTTCTTATCTCCAGTGTGCTCTAGTATGTTCCAAAAGAATGGAGAGGTGTATCTATTACCAGATATAATTGGTCTGACTCCATGAACATAATGCATGTCTCCTGGGAAAAAATATGCAGATCCAGCTTTTGGCTTTATCTCAATGCCTTGTACTGGGAAAAATAGCTCTCCGCCTTCATAGTCATCGTTAAAATAAAACAATGATGCAATGTCATAATGTGGGAAATCGTTTGGTGTTCCAGCATCTGGGCCCTCATGCAGTTCTTTATCTGCATGTGGGTCTTGTCTTGTTCCAATTGGCCATCTAACAATTGCTGGTCCTGTGGCTTGGATTTTTACATTAAAAAACTTTTCTACTTCTGGCTGTAGTCTTGTAATTAGGCTTTCTACAAGATTCACAATTGTCGGATCAGCTGAAATTTCCATTGATCTTCTTGTGCAAACTCTATCCGCCCAAACATTTGCATCATAGATTACTGTTCCATTTTCATTTGTGTGAGAGCTTGTTATATCCCAAGTCTTATTATTAAGAGCAAAATTTGTTAATCTTCTTGCTTCTTCATCGGTTACGAAGTTCTTTAATTCAACAATATTATCTACTGAATTACCAAAAAATCCAGATGGGGTTATTGAGCCAAGTTTTTTATAATCATGACCTTCATTTGTGTTAATCTGTTTTTGCATTGACATGTTTATTTATACTTCCTTTTTTCCCAGTAGTCTCTCTTATAGACACCACCATTTGGATCCCTAAACTTTAATGAATTTTCTCTAGTCTGCTCAAAGATTTCTTCTGGGGTGTAGAACTTATATTCCATTTCCCAGTCTTCCCTTTTAAAAGGAAATATTTGAACAATTGGTGTTCCTGCTGGAACTACGCCTTCAAAGCCAGTCTTTAAAAAAAATGGCAGTAGGCCAGAGTTTGTAACCTTATCACTATCTATTATACCAGCAACAGTAACGTATGGTAAATCAAAATGATTAAGTGGTTGAACATAGAGAGTGCTGTACCCTTTGGGAACTTGCGGTGCCCAATTTAAATACCAATGAAAATGTCTATCATCAAATCCTGGGGGTGTTTGAAATCCTTCCATTGGTTCTCTTTCACCAACAATATCTTCAAATCCAACAGGTATTCTTACTTTGGTTCTGCCTCTTTTTATATAAAAATCTAAATCGCATGGTGTTCTTAGCATGTATCCAGATGTAAATGTATCAAGCATTGCTGGACAGGACTTGTAGCTTAGAACTTTTCCAACTCCGCTTGCATTTATATAAGGCTCTCCATTAGGGTCTTTAATATATCTATCTGCGTCTTTCCACCAAAATGGTACTGAGTTTGCTGCTGGCACTGGGCCATTTTCTCCATTTTTATTATTATACGTTTTTGCAGAATGAAATATTATTTTATTTGTCATTGCACATCTCTGGCTTTCCATCATTGACTTTAAGCCTTAAAGACTTAACTTCATGATCTCCAATTTTTTTACCCTTATGGTCTACAGCATCTCTGTAAAAATTTGTCCACCGTCCTGAAGAATTAATGTCATGGACTATTTTACCATAATCTTCACCAGGAAAAAACCCTGGCTCTAAATCAAACATTGATTTTAAATTTACTTCAGAATTATTTAGTCCTGATAATGATATTGGCAACAAAGAAGCTATTGGTGTACCAGCTTTAATTGTTATTTCTACATTTGGTCTTGTTATTCTCCAAGCTACTGGGAACTCACCTTTAAAAAACGATGTACTTATTAATGTTGTAAATGGCTGTACTCCGTCTAATATATAATTTGGAGCAGGCATTGCAAGCATTGTAACGTCTGGATCTGTTCTTATCAGTAAGCCTGTTCTAAAACTTATAGTTGCATTTTCTCTACTTGTATAAGCATACTTTTCGCCTTTAAGAATTTTGACGTGATCGCTTGTATTGGATGAAGAAATGCCATCCCAGATAAAAGTTATGTCTTCTGGGAAATAAAGTCCCCATCCTAGTGAATTGCTTAAGCTTAATGGAAAACATTTGTATGCGTGTGAGTCATCAGTGTCATCCATCCAGTCTCTTTTAATGCCTAATTGTTTTATCTCTGCTGGTGACTGACTTATTCTGTATACATCTATATTAAACATTACTCTGGCTCTGATGCGCTTGATTTAAACTGTCTGTAGAATTCTTGAGTGTGTGTGGCATCATTGTAGTCTGTCATTGTAACAACTGAATACTTTGTTCCAGATTTTACTGGCAATGCGCTATGTGAAAATAGATACGATGAAGGGAATATATATAGATCTCCAGCTCTTGGCTTTACTTCTAAGTCTATCTTATCAAATCTTAGTCCGCCGCCTTCATAATCATCATTCAAATAGCCAACCATAGATACTACTGAAATATAAGACCATCCGTGATCTGAATGATACGAGAAGTGTTGGCCTTCGCCATATCTAATAAAGTTCATTGCTTCCCAATATTTTAATTCAATATTATAAAAAGCAGAGTAATCATCTAATGCAACTTTTTGTGCGTCTCTGGAGTCTTTCCATATTTCATCAAATTTAACCATGTATGGATCTTTACCAGGATAGTCAAAGAAGTTTATTTTAAAATCTACACAGTCACGATAGGATGGCATTTTTTCTCTATATCCGACGGTTGCGTCTTGCCAGTTGTATAGACCATTACTAGATTTTAGTGTGCCTTCAAGTCTATTTATAATATCAAACTCTGGCTTGAATACATCTCTATACACCCATACTCCAGGTGCAAGTTCTTCTTTGGATGAATAGGAAAAATTTTTTTCCATTTTTTATCTTTCTACTATAAAACTTTATTAGTTAATAAAGCCTGGACCTGCCCACTTACTTAAAAAGCTAACATCTTGGGTTTCATCTATTTCTACTACATTTGAAATATTCTCCCAGTTGGTGTCGTAAAAATCTTTTAGCTGACCGTCGTCTGCAAACTTTAAATAGAATATTTTATTGTCGGCAAGAGCTGCATATCTTCCAGTAAATGCGTCTACTGGAATTGACGGCTCGTTGTATTTTGTGAATACTCCGTCTGCATAAGTTGACCCTATTATTGCATTCTCATTACCAGAAACATCTTTAAAAGTTATGTTTTCTGAGGAAAACCCCTCTGACCATCTTTCATATTGAGAGTAGGCGTCATTAAATACAACGATGTCTACTACTGAGTCGCCTGCTACTAAAACATATCTTTTGTTTGTCATTATTTCTCCTATTTAAATTATAGCATTTGTTGGGGGCTATTGCTAGCCCCCAACTTTACTTATTAGTATGCTCTTGGTGACCATTTACTTCCACCAAATGTTGGTGGCGCAAAGTATGGCGGGAAGAACGGTGGGAAGTGTGGTGGGAAGAATGGTGGGAAGTAAGGTGGGAAGAATGGTGGGAAGAACGGTGGGAAGTGTGGTGGGAAGAATGGTGGGAAGTAAGGTGGGAAGAACGGTGGGAAGAATGGTGGGAAGTGTGGTGGGAAGAATGGTGGGAAGTAAGGTGGGAAGAATGGTGGGAAGAATGGTGGGAAGTGTGGTGGGAAGAACGGTGGGAAGTAAGGTGGGAAGAATGGTGGGAAGAATGGTGGGAAGTAAGGTGGGAAAAATGGCGGGAAGTGTGGTGGGAAGAACGGTGGGAAGAATGGTGGGAAGTAAGGTGGGAAGAACGGTGGGAAGTGTGGTGGGAAGAACGGCGGGAAGAATGGTGGGAAGTAAGGTGGAAAAAACGGCGGAAAGTGAGGTGGTGTAAATGTTGTTATTGGTCCAACAACCGTTCCTGGACTTGAGCCGTTTGGATTAACTGCATAAATTGTATAACTTTGAGTTGTTCCACCTGTCTCTGCGATAGCTTTTGGAGAAACAGAGTTTGGATAAGATGGGCCATCTGAAGAAACAACTGTATAGCTTGAAATAGCCTTTCCTCCAGTAAATGTAGGAGGAGACCATGTAACTGTATCTTGATTAGCTACTGGGTGTGCTGAAGCTACTGATGCTGAAGTTGGAGCGCTTGGCTTTGTTGTTGACCGCACAGCAGATGTTACTGTTGCTGCTGCTGCGCCTGCGCCATTAGACGCAACAATTGAAAATGTATATAGCTGATCTGAGGCCAATCCCTGTGCAAGATATGATAATCCTGTTGTTGTCCAAGGTGCTCCAGATACTGCTGGTGATGGGGTAATGGTATATAGTGTTGCTTCTGGCGATCCAGCTGGGAGTGTCCAGATTATATTAATTGCTCCGTTATTTAAAACTCGTTCAGTTCCAATATCGGTTGCTGATGTTATTACTACTGGCTTTGGCTCTAAGAAATCATTAGCCGCTGCGGAGTGTTTACCTACTTTTTTTGCCATTATTTATATTCCCCTATTCAATTAAGCTTTCAAATCTCCGTATATCAACCAGTCAGTTGAAGATACTTTTTGTGCAGTTGCTGAAGAATATGTTGTTCTAAGCAATGCGCCTGGTGTGAAGAGAAGGTTGACTGATCCTGTTTTAGCAAAGCTTGCACCAGTTCCTGATATCTGGTAGAAATCGACTGATTCTCCAACAGCATACAGTGCATTTGATGCATCGCCAATTGTAATTGCTACAGCTCCAGCTAGCGGAACCATGTTATCTTGTAGGCCTCCTGCCAATGTTGTGCTTGCAGAAATTGTACTTGCAATTGGTGTTCGTGAAGGTACGCCAGCCTTTGTTTGTGTTTTATCTGTAAACGCAACGCCAGCTGCTGCAACTGTTACTGTACCTGTAAATGTTGGTGAGGCAAGTGGTGCTTTTAGTCCAAGAGAGGTTGTTACTGATGAGGCAAAGTTTGCATCATCACCAAGTGCTGCAGCAAGTTCATCAAGTGTGTTAAGAGCTGCTGGTGCACCTGTTAATAGTGCATTAACTTGTGAAGTTGCATCTGCAATTGCTTCTGATTTGGCAGCTGCGATTGCTGTAGCCTGTGCTGTTGATACTGGTTTTGAAGCATCCGCTGTATTATCAACAGATCCTAGTCCAACCATGGTCTTTGTAATTCCTGAGACGGTACCTGTAAATGTTGGTGAGGCAAGTGGTGCTTTTGCATCCAGCTGTGTCTGTATTGCAGATGTTACTCCATTTACATATCCAATTTCTGTTGAATCAACTAGGCCTATTGAAGTTGTTGACGGAAGAACTACTGTACCTGTAAATGTTGGACCTGCTAGAGTAGCCCGTAGTCCAAGTGCTGTATCTAGTCCAGCAATCTTTGATGTGGCTATTCCTGCTGACGCATTTATATCTGCATCTACAATAGTTCCATTTGCAATCTTAGCTGATGTTATAGCTTCGTCTGCAAGATCTCCTGTTAGAATAGTTCCGTCTAAAATTTTAGCTGAAGTTACAGCTCCGTCTGCAAGATCGCCTGTTGCAATTGTTGCATCTGCAATCTGGGATGATGTAACTGTTCCGTTTGCCATCATGGCTCCAGTAATTGTTGCTACTGGGGCTTCAAATGTTCCTGTAAATACTGCGTTTGCTTTTGGCGCTAGTGCATCAAGTTGTACTTGAACCGCAGATGTAACTCCATCTAAGTATCCAATTTCAGTTGAATTAACTAGTCCTATTGATGTTGTTGATGGAAGGGTTATATTTCCTGTAAATACTGCGCCTGCGGATGGTGCTTTTGCATCGAGCTGGCCTTGAATTGAAGATGTTACTCCATTTACGTATCCAATTTCTTCTGCGGTTACCTGTCCAATATCTGTTGTAGAAGGTAGTGTCACTGAGCCAGTAAATATCGGTCCAGCTAGTGGTGCTTTTGAGTCAAGCTGACCTTGAACTGTTGATGTTACTCCGTTTAGATATCCGATTTCTGTTCCATCAACTGATCCTATTGCTGTAGTTGATGGGAGTGTTACTGAGCCAGTAAATATTGGTCCAGCCAGTGGTGCCTTTGCATCGAGCTGACCCTGAATTGTTGATGTAACTCCATCTAGGTATCCAATTTCTGTTCCATCTACTGTGCCTATTGCTGTAGTTGATGGGAGTGTTACTGAGCCAGTAAATATTGGTCCAGCCAGTGGTGCCTTTGCATCGAGCTGACCCTGAACTGTTGATGTTACTCCGTTTAAGTAAGCAATTTCTGTTGCGTCTACTAAACCAATTGAAGTTGTTGAAGGTAGTGTTACTGTGCCGCTGAATGTTGGGCCAGATGAAGGAGCCTTGTCATTAATTTGAGTTTGAATTGAAGATGTTACTCCATCTAGGTAAGCAATTTCCCCACCCTCAACATTTCCAATCGAAGTTGTTGAAGGAAGAACTACTGCTCCTGTAAATGTTGGTGCGGCTAGTGGTGCTTTTGAAGCAAGTGCATTTGTTACTGTTGTTGAAAAGTTTGCATCTGCACCCAAAGCTGTAGAAAGTTCAATTAAAGTATTTAGTGCTGCTGGTGCGCCACCAATTAAGTTAGCAACCTGACCATCAGTGTAAGTGTTAGCTGAAAGAATAGCAGCTGTATCTTGTGATTGAACGTATGTCTTAAGAGCAATTATATCTGTATCTATTTGTGATGTAGGAACTTTTGTGCTTGCATTAAGTGTTGCAACACCATTTGGCTGACCAAGGTCAGATACTGGTACAAAATCTGAATCTACTGTATTTGAAAGACCTGAAAGTGCTGCTGCAGCTGTTGCTTCTGCTGCTGCTCGTGCTGCATTAGCTTTTGTAGTGGCATCTGCTGCTGCTGCTGAAATTGCGGCTGCTTGGGCTGCATTAGCTTTTGTAGTGGCATCTGCTGCTGCAGTTGATACTGAAGCTGCGTCGCCAGTGTCTACATAAGACTTAAGTGCTACGACTGTTGAGTCTACTGTTATCTGGATTGTATTCGTTCCATCGTTGTATGACTTTGTGAGCCCCGCTCCCATTGAAAGGGCGGTGTTAATTGCGTCTTGGGATATTTCACCAATCGCTACATCTGAATTGTTTGCATATGCAAGGGCAGTCCATGTAGAAGATCCGTTACCGAATTTAAATAGGTTTGTGTCTGACTCGACACCCATTTCTCCTGCTGCCAAAATTGGATTTACTGAGGTCCATTGTGAAGCGGTACCTCTTCTTACTTGAATTCTTACTGTTGACATATTTGCCACCCCTTGTTTAGACTTATTTGTTAATTATAGCACTACAATAATTCCAAAACAATTATGCAATTGTTCCAGAATCAAAGCTCATGCTATATACTTCTGTTGAGTACTCTCCACCGTCCGCAAATTTTGTGGCTGTGGTATTTACTCCGTTTGCATATACTGTATAGATTGGCTGACCATTATAATCCATAGCCAATCCAATATCCATAAATGTTAGAGCTTCTAGATCTTCTGCCGCATCTGTTAAAAGGGCAATTTCCTTCCAAGCACCATTAATCTGGATTTTTAATCTTCCAGTTGATGAGTCGAAGGCAAGGGGGGTTGAATTTAAGACTAAGTTGTCTACATTTACTGCTGCATCAAATGTTGCAGGTCCTGCTACGTTAAGGCCATTTTTAACCTTGAAGTTTTTATTTACTATTGCCATTTAAGTTCACATATCCCCTAATGTTTTTGGTGGGGTTTTGAAAGGACCCCATACCTTTTATTAATTATTTAATCAGTGTTGCGTAAACCATTACATCTGTTGATGCGTAGGTTGTTGTTACTGATACTGAAACATCGCCTGAAACATATGCTGCTGTTACTGTTCCAAGATCTACTCCTGTTGTAATTGTTCCAAATTCAGTTATTGCTACGTTGTTGCTTGTATCAAGTGTAAGCAGTACCTCAGAAACTTGAGTGTTTACACCATTTTTTAGCTTAACAAGTGCTTTAGCTGTTCTGTAATCTGCTGCTGCCCATGTCAGAGCATTTACAGTTGCTGCGGATGCTACTGTTGTAGTTGCTGCCCGTACTGCTGCAACATCATTTACATTAACTACTGTGAATGGTGTTGTGCCATTCTTTACATTTGTAAGAGCGCTTGCTGCAGTAGATTCTGCTGCTGACTGAGCTGCTGACTGAGCTGCTGTGATTGCTGCGTTGCGGTCTGTGACCTCACCTGAAATTGCAGTTGAAATTGCTGAGTTTCGTGCTGAAGCTTCGGCTGCAACCTTGGTTGTAGCATCTGTTGCTGCTGCTGAGATTGCCTCTGACTTAGCTGTTGCTACGTTTGCAGTAGTTGCTAGAAGTGCAGTGTCTGCGATTCCATGAATATTTGTTGTGTCTGCTTCGTGTGCTGTAAGTGCTGCTGCTGCGGTGGCTTCTGCTGCGGTTTTTGCTGCGTTAGCCTTAGTTGTTGCATCTGCTGCTGCAGTTGATACTGAAGCTGCGTCGCCTGATACTCTGAGTGCTGCTTCTGCTGCTACCTTATCTGTTGCATCTGTTGCTGCTGCTGCTTGAGCTGCGTCTGCTTCTGCTTTAGCAAATGCTGTTGTAGCAACCTGAGTTGTATCAGTATTTGCTGCTGCAGTAGGTGCTGTTGGTACGCCAGTCAATGCTGGTGAAGCAAGTGGTGCTTTTGTATTTAAAGCTGTTGTCATGGTTGTTGCATAATTTTCATCATCTGCAATTGCTGCTGCAATTTCATTTAATGTATTAAGAAGTGACGGTGCACCATCTACAACTGAATTAACTGCAGTAGTGATTGCTGCGTTACGGTCTGTAACTTCTGTTGCAATTGCTGCTGAGATTGCTGATGTTGAGGCTGATGCTGCTGCTGCAATTGCTTCTGACTTGGCTGTAGCTACATTTGCTGTAGTTGCTAGAAGCGAAGTATCTGCAATTCCATGAATATTTGTTGTATCTGATTGGTGTGAAGAAAGTGCTGCTGCTGCGGTGGCTTCTGCTGCTGCTTGAGCTGCGTTTGCCTTTGAAGTAGCATCTGCTGATGCTGTGGCTTCAGCTGCTGTTTTAGCGGCGTTAGCTTTAGTAGTAGCATCTGTTGCTGCTGCAGAGATCGCTGCTGCTTGAGCTGCGCTGGCCTTTGAAGTAGCATCTGCTGATGCTGCAGACTGCGCTGCGTTTGCCTTTGAAGTAGCATCTGCTGATGCTGTGGCTTCAGCTGCTGTTTTAGCAGTTGCAATTGCAGAGTTACGATCTGTAACTTCTGTTGCAATTGCTGAAGCAATTGCGGTGTTACGTGCTGAAGCTTCTGCGGCAACCTTTGATGTGGCGTCTGTTGCTGCGTTTGCCTGTGCGCTTGATGCGGCACCTGCTGCGTCGTATGCGGCAGCGGTTGCTGCTAATGCTCGTGCATTAGTAAAATATAAATTTGATGTGCCCTCTGTTAATGTATCTGTTGTGTGATTTGAAAGGCTTGAAACTGTACCAGTTACGTTACCAGTTAAATTACCAACAATAGATGCTGTAATTGTCCCTGCGGCAAAATTACCTGAGCCGTCACGCTTTACTACAGTATTAGGAGTATTGGCTGTATCTGCTGATCCGCCAACTGTGCTGATGATAAAGGCTGTTGATGCCTCTGTTAATACGTTATATCCGTTTACCGTTGCGACGGAACCGTCAACGATAAGGCCATTCTTTACTCTAAAGTTCTTATTTACTATTGCCATAATTTATGACTCCTCTTACTGCTTTATTTTAACGCTGTTCTAAAATATCTTACAGTAACTTCTCCTGATACTGGGGTGACTGTTAGATTAATTATACCACCCGTTGATTCAAAAGCTGTTGTTGCTATTGAAGAAGTGGCATTTGTTACTATATTGGATTCAGATACATATATGTCTGAGTCTCCTCTTAAAGCTGTTATGTTTGAAAAATAAGATTCGCCAGTAGATGCTTTTACAATCTGTAGCGCATATGTTGCTGTCCGATAGTCTGCTGAGTTATATGAGTCTACAGTAGTCTTGTTTTGTATTCCTGAAATTGTTAAATCGTTGTTTCCGTCCAAACCCATTAATGTTTCAATATTAGCTGATTGGTTTGAAAGAGTATTGAGTGATGTTGAAAGCTCATTTACTTTGTAGGTCAAAGTAGATGAATCTGCAGAGTTTGTTACACCTACTACATTTTCTAATGCTTCAATTGCATCATTTGCATTTGCATGTTGAGCAGCATGTCCAGATAAATCATCTGTTGCTGCTGGGTTTGAAAGGTTATCTTTGCTTGTTGGAAATGTACTTGCCACTATTGTCCTCCTGGCGATGTTGCCTAAACTAATTATACCGTAAGTATTTCTAAGACTACCACTTATTTAATGGGCATGTTGCTTCAGATAGCTTTGTTTTAAATGCCATAAAACATCCACATTTTTTGCATTGGCTAGTAAGTGCTATAAACTCTGGGCATTGTCTACATATTTCTAGTCTTTCATTAGCAACGCTTTCTGTTGTGTATGCTTCTGGATTTAAAAGGTCCCAAGGTTTTACTGCTCTTATTTTTTTATCATATTCTTCTATAAACTTTTCGGCTGGCATAGGCATCCAGTCCTGATAGTTTTCGTGCGTATATTTTTCTTCCATATTTTATTAGCAAGGACCGTCTGGTCCCGATCCTCCACAACTTCTATTATTTGATGCAATACATGAACCAAATCCAATAAATGACAATCCACTACAAACTTCTACATTTCCAAGACTAGAAGTCCTTCTAGTTCCTTGATAAATTCCTTGATACACATCTTCACCATTACATGTTGGCTGTATAACTTGATAGCTTGTGCATGGTCCCCATGTTTCTGCTGCAAAATAAGGTGGGAAGAACGGTGGGAAGTGTGGTGGGAAGAACGGTGGGAAGAACGGTGGGAAGTGTGGTGGAAAGAACGGTGGGAAGAACGGCGGGAAGTGTGGTGGGAAGAACGGTGGGAAGAACGGTGGGAAGTAAGGTGGCGTAAAGGTGAATACTTTATAGGTATACTGAACAATTGATCCTTTTGGAACAATTGCACCAGATGCTATATTTTGTGCAGATACAATATCATTATCAGAAAGAACTGTTCCTGGTGTAGTTTGCTCTAAATAAGTTAAATCAATATTGCTTAAATTAATACGTGCTTGAGTTTTACTAATACCTATAATATTAGGTACTGATACTTTTCTTACACCAGTTCGTATTCCATAAAATCTAGTTACCACTTTAGGCGCTCAAATCGCCCATTACAACCCATGAGCTTTCTGCTCTTTTTAAAAGAGTTGCAGAAGACCATCTTGCTCTTAATTTTAATCCAGGTGTAGAATCTGGTACGAAGCCTCCCCCAGCAATTGTTACTTGGCTATTAGAAGTCTGCAAAACTTCTATTGTTGTTCCAACTGGAAAACTTAAACTTTCTACTATTGTTAAGGTTCCTCCTCCACTCATTTCAATTAACTTAAATGCATCTGACGGAACTATTTGATAAGATCCAGACTGTTGGTTTGTTTGTACTAACCGATTTAATTTTGTGTCTAGGGCTGTTTGCTGTGAATTAGAAATTGGTTTTGATAAATCTGAAGTGTTGTCTACTAGTCCTAGTCCAACCATGGTCTTTGTAATTCCTGAGACGGTACCTGTAAATGTTGGTGAGGCAAGTGGTGCATATGTTGATGCAGCAGTTGATGAAGATAGCTTTGTTCCAACTAGGGCCGATAAAGTAGCTGATGCGGACTCGTCTGCCTGCAATGCTGCTGCTAGCTCTCCCAAAGTATCTAGTGTTGATGGTGCAGAATTTACAAGTGCCGCTACTTTAGAGTCTGCATATGCGTTTACTGAATCTGGTATGACTGAATCTAGCAACTTGCCAGAAGCATTTAATCCAGCAAATCCATTAATTTGATTTCTATCATTTTCTAAAACATATTCGGCCAAAGTGTTATCTAATGATGTTGATAACAAATCTGTGTAAGAGATTGCTGCGGCTTGAGCTGCGTTAGCCTTGCTTGTGGCGTCTGTTGCTGCCGTAGAGATTGCTGCGGCTTGAGCTGCGTTAGCCTTGCTTGTGGCGTCTGTTGCTGCCGTAGAGATTGCTGCG